GGGTCTCAGCGCGAACCGCTTACCGCTGGACAACCGGCGACAACCCTTGTGTACCAATCGAACCTCGCACCATCCGGAAAGGATGCAAGAAAGCAGGTGGCCCCATCCGTATTTATTACGCGCGCTGGAAAGAAGAACAGTTGCGTAAGGCGTTGGGGCATTCCCGTTTTCAACTCGTCATTGGTGAGTAATTCACTTTATGTGATTTGTAAGGATGCAACATGTTTGATTATCGGGTTTCCAAACACCCACATTTTAATGAAGCCTGCCGGGTATTCGCATTGCGTCACAACATGGCGAAGCTGGCAGAACGCGCGGAGATGAATGTCCAAACGCTGCGTAACAAACTAAACCCGGAACAACCGCATCAGTTGACTGTCCCGGAAGTCTGGCTGCTGACCGACTTGACAGAGGATTCAACGTTGGTTGACGGCTTTCTGGCTCAGATCCACTGCTTGCCATGCGTGCCGATGAATGAAGTGGCAAAAGAGAAGCTGCCGCATTACGTCATGAGTGCGACCGCAGAGATCGGGCGTGTGGCTGCTGGTGCTGTATCTGGTGATGTAAAAACCATTGCAGGTCGTCGTGACGTTATCAGCAGTATTAACTCTGTAACGCGACTGATGGCGTTAGCTGCTATTTCCATGCAGGCACGTTTGCAAGCCAACCCAGCGATGGCAAGCGCGGTGGATACCATGACGGGCCTCGGTGCCTCATTCGGGTTGGTCTGAGGTGATGATGCTGATGGAGAAACCTACCGCTGCATCGCTTCTCGTTAAGCAAAGCCCATCAATGCACTACGGCCACGGCTGGATTATGGGAACGGATGGTAAACGTTGGCACCCGTGCCGATCTCAGGAGGAACTACTGGCCGACTTGTCCACCTCTAGACAGGGGAAATCATGGCTATTGAAGACGCTACGGCAACTGTTCCATTAAGTGCGGGCGAACGCCTTAACGGGCTGAATCATATTGCGGAACTAAGAGCGAAAGTATTTGGTTTGAATATTGAGCCAGAGCTTGATCGCTTTATTCGCGATATGCGCGATCCGCGAGACGTTAATAATAAACAGAACGAACGGGCATTAGCGGCAATATTTTATATGGCAAAAATTCCGGCAGAACGTCATGGCATCAATATTAATGATCTGACCACTGACGAAAAGCGGGAGCTGATTAACGCAATGAATCATTTTCGTGCAGTGGTGAGCTTATTTCCCAAACGGCTGACCATGCCGAATTAACCCAGAGCAGAAATTAATGGCGTAAACCTGCCGGGCTTCTTATTGCCAAAATTCAGGAGTAGGCATTATGCGAAATATCAAAAACCACCAGTTTAAAGCTGATAACGACGCACTTGTTGTGCTGTTGAAAGAAGCTAAAAACGAAGAGCGAAAAGATCGTGCTCTTGCCGTTTCAATCCGCCTTGAGGCGCTGGCTGTTCATATCACTCAAAAAGGCATGAGTGGGAAAGAAGCGGCTGAGCTGCTGCGCCGCGAAGCCACCCGTTTTGAGAATGAATCACAGGAGCTGCACTAATGGCTGACTCAATGGACCTTGTGCAGCAGCGTGTTGAAGAGGAGCGTCAGCGCCATATTCACGCTGCCCGCAATAAAATTCTGGGTGCTTCCCGTGTGCTTTGCATTGATTGCGATGCTCCGATCCCGCCGGCACGCCGCCGTGCTATTCCGGGCGTGCAGTGCTGCGTCACCTGTCAGGAAATCGTTGAGCTGAAGGGCAAGCATTACAGCGGAGGGGCGGTATGAAAACAGTTTTTGTAATTAGTAAGCGCCCGGTCACTACGACTTATATTCCACCCGAATTGACGGGAGTTGTTCCGCTTATTAAGGAATATGAAGTAATTAAACGGACAGAAAAAGGATATCGCCTGAGCGTTAGCTATGCCCGTGATAAAGGATCGATGTATTTAGACGAGCACTACGCGTTTTTCTCGACTTATGAATCTGCGCTGGAGTTCATCGCAGCAGAAGCAAATAAAGTCGCTGGAGAGCTTGAGCAGTTACAGCTAAAGGCGGTCCAGCTTAGGTGCCAGGCCCATGACGAATTGAACAGCGTCAGGGGGAGGGGGAGTGCTACTTCTGCGTCAGTCGGCGGTTCCGATATTGGAAGTAGAAAACAAATCCAAAAATACACTGAAAAGTACAACGCAAAACATGGGTAAAGGCTGGCGGCATATTGCCGCCAGTGGTTACTTTTTGAATATAAACAGTGAGTCGTATTTGCCCGGATTGAGGTTTTCAGCATGCAGATCAACAAGGCCAATTCCCGTAATTTCCATCGCCAGATACATGTAGGCTCCCAGCCCATCAACACAGATAACTCTATAAATGACCCCGTCTTCATTCTGAATTGCGGTAACCATTTCCGAGCCGCCGAGTTCACGGCGTTTTGCTTTTTTCACTATGCGAGTAATTTCATCATCAAGCCCAGACTTGGCGATGCCATCAATGTAAGTATCTTTCATTTTTTTTCTCATCTAAATCCATCTAGACGGTCATGCTACCCATCTCTATTTAGTCAAATCAACAGAGGGGTTCACAAAGTAATTAATTTTTCAGGCTACGAATAATATGTCTCAACAATCTGAAAGTAGCCGAATTGCATTGGCATCACGCCCTGACAAGTTCAGAGAACCCAGCGAGGGTTTCTCATGGAATAAACCGAAACAGGCAATTAACCCATATCTGGAGCAAGAGCCGTCTACCTCTGACTCGGTGCTTTCAAACCTGATCACTTTGTACGCTGCTGACAATGAGCAGGAGCGGTTACGCCGTGAGGCGTTGAGTGATGAGGTTTGGAATCGTTACTTTTTCAATGAATCCCGCGATCCGGTTCAGCGTGAGATGGAGCAGGACAATCTCATTAGCCGCGCCAAAATGGCCCGCGAGCAGCAACGCTTTAATCCCGATTTGGTCATCCTCGCCGATGTGAGGGCTGAACCGTCTTTTATCAGAACGTCTCTATTACAACGGATTGAATACTTTCACGGTCTGGACAGGCCAAAAGCGTATTCCCGTTATCTGCGCGAAACGATCCGGCCAAGCCTTGAGCGGCTGGCGCGTGTGCGTGACAGCCAAATGTCGTGTTCATTCCGATATATGGCAAGCGTCGATGGTTTAGACGGGCTGCTGGACCTACCTGAAATGAATCAGAACCAGGTGAAAAGACTGTCAACGCTGGTTTCGGCGCATATGAGTATGGTTTTAGATGCAGCCTGCGCGGATACATTTCTGACGGATGATGTAAAACCGGAAGAAATACGCCGGACGTGGGAACGCGTAGCTGCTGAGGTGATGAGGCTGGATGTGATCCCGCCTGCGTTTGAGCAGCTTCGCCGAAAGAAACGCCGTCGCAAGCCTGTGCCTTATGACCTTATTCCAGGATCGCTGGCGCGTATGCTTTGCGCTGATTGGTGGTATCGCAAATTGTGGCAAATGCGTTGTGAGTGGCGGGAAGAGCAGTTGCGCGCCGCCTGTCTGGTCAACAAAAAAGCGTCCCCGTATGTCAGCTATGAAGCGGTGATCCATAAGCGTGAGCAACGTCGTAAATCGTTGGAGTTTTTTCGTTCGCATGAACTGGTGAACGAAGACGGCGACACGTTGGATATGGAAGATGTCGTGAATGCCAGTAGCAGCAATCCGGCACATCGACGCAATGAAATGATGGCCTGCGTTAAAGGGCTGGAGTTGATCGCGGAAATGCGGGGTGACTGCGCCGTGTTTTATACCATCACCTGCCCATCGCGTTTTCACGCCACGCTGAATAACGGCCGACCTAATCCGACGTGGACCCATCAAACCGTTAGGCAAAGCAGTGACTATCTGGTCAATACGTTTGCCGCGTTCCGTAAAGCTATGCACAAAGCCGGGCTGCGCTGGTATGGCGTCCGGGTTGCAGAGCCACATCATGACGGCACCGTGCATTGGCACCTGCTGTGCTTCATGCGCAAAAAAGAGCGTCGTTCCATCACCGCATTGTTGCGTAAGTTTGCTATCCGAGAAGACCGCGCGGAACTGGGCAAAAACACAGGACCGCGTTACAAGGTGGAGCTGATTAACCCGCGCAAAGGTACGCCGACCAGCTATATCGCGAAATACATCAGCAAGAACATTGATGGCCGTGGCCTGGGTGATGAAATCAGCAAGGAAACTGGCAGATCGCTGCGAGATAACGCTGAGCATGTGAATGCCTGGGCGTCATTGCATCGTGTTCAGCAGTTCCGCTTCTTTGGTATTCCGGGCCGTCAGGCATATCGCGAACTGCGTTTACTGGCCGGTCAGGCGGCGAGGGGGCAGGGCGACAGCAAGCCGGGCGCTCCGGTACTGGCCGATAAGCGTTTAGACGCGGTGCTGGCCGCTGCCGATGCGGGCTGCTTTGCAACGTACATCATGAAACAGGGCGGAGTGCTGGTCCCCCGCAAACATTACATTGTCAGAACTGCCTATGAGCTTAACGACGAGCCAAGTACCTATGGCGATCATGGCATCCGTATTTATGGCATTTGGTCCCCGTTAACGCAGGGGCGCGTATGTACGCATTCGGTGAAGTGGAAAAAGGTCCGTAAAGCCGTTGACGTTCAGGAGGCGCAAGCCGACGAGGGCGCTAGCGCCCCTTGGACTCGTGGCAATAACTGTCCCCTTGTTGAAAAAACAAACGAAACCGGGGTGGATAGACCAGATGCAGAAAGGGCCGACCCGCTTCCTGATTTCCATAACATGAGCAAAAAAGACCTGCGTGAATTGAACGTCAGGCTGAGATTGGTCAAGCCGAAGCGCCGGAAAGGATACAAACAAGAAATTACGGAACGACATCGGTTCGGGCTTGAGGCAGAACTTAGAAGGAGAGGGTTCGACGGCAGCGAAACGGAAATGGATCTGCTATTGCGTGGCGGCAGTATTCCGTCAGGGGGAGGGATGCGTCTCTTTTACCGAAACGGCCGACTCCAAGAGGATGACAAGTGGCGACAGTGGTATTGATGCAGCCAGGTGACGATTAGACAGGCTACATTGGTTTCACGGATGAGTTCTACACATGCTTTTCGCATCCCTTCTCCCTTTATCCATTGTTGTTATTGACGATTTTCATAAGACCTTTCTTATTGAAAGTTAAAAAATGGTTTACAACTAGGCAATCACATTATACTGTAATTATATACAGTAAATATGTGACTGATCATAGTATACGACGGGAGTAATGGGAGGGAAGATGCAGGATTATTTTTTGGAGTCGTTGAAGCTCCAACGCATTGATTTTTTTATCAAGCTTGTGGCAGCGAGTGAGTGCAGCGATGAAGAAAAACATCTGGCCATCCAGTGGGTTTCTGAGATGACTGGTGAGCTTATGGCAAAAATCAGGATCTATGAATACAACCGTTCGATGGATGTTGCCAGTCAAGAGGACTCTGTATGTGTGCAGAAATAGTGAGCGATAGAAAGAAAGCTCATAGATCAGTCTGGTGACACTGAATACTTTTGAAATTAGAGCATTATCGTAATTCGCGCCCTTTATATCCAACTCAGCAATTCATATCCGCAAGGAGAGCATCACTGGTGTTGAGCTGAGTGGGTTGAAACTTGATGAAAACAAAAAGCTAATGATGGAGATTATGCAACAGGTTTGGGAAGACGACAGCTGGCTACATGATGGAACATCGTGGACGGTAAAACTGGTTTTAACCGTTCGCAAGGTTGACCGACTAGTTTTTCGAGGTGTTAGGAAATGTCTTTGTTAGTGCCTACTTCTTAATAAGAAGCACTACATGTGCTATATACAACGAGTTAAAGCAGAAATATCTTGCGTGATTAGGGGCGATGAACTTAAGTTAAGTAGCGCACCAACAGTTAAAACGATTGTCTTAGTTGTAAGGAATCAGCTGTTGTGATTGCGGGTGACGAAGTGTACACTTTCGCGCCACATAAATAAGGGGGGGTTATGTCAAGTATAGCCGCATTGAGACTGGGTAATCCAGTTGAACGTTTGGCACGGGTTCTAAAAGAGAACCAAGACAAGCTCAATCTGAGTAAAGATGGTTTTGTGTCTGTAGATTTGTCCAACGATAAAGCTATGAAAGCCATTAAAGATCAGATGGATAAGCTTGAAAGTATCAAAACGAATGCTGTCAAAGAAAAAAACTATAATAGAGCCCGATAATGGCGACATTACTTTTAGCAGTGATTTTGGTTAGCGGTTTTCTATATGTGAACCTTTCACTGTCAGCGCGATATAGATATAAGCGTTCCAACGGCTGGGACGCTTATTTTTTTGTGGCAGCATGGGGAATTGTTTTTTTCCTTACTGGTGGCTTCCTTACCTTTGTTCTTAACATTTGTGGTGGGTTTCGCTGGTTCTCCAATGCGCTGAACCTGACTCCTGATAGCTTTAACGGGATGTTATCCTCTACAACCGATAAATCCCAGCGTATCAATGAAATTAAACAGATTGCTTGGGTCGTGATTTCAATAGTACTGGCGGCCCTGTTTGGTTGGCTAAACAAGCGGCGTACTTCAAAAGGTGATCGTCGTTGGGATGCACTGGCAAAGGCTGTGGGAAATAATGCTTTTGAGTCACTTATCATGGAAGCATCAGTGCGCCAGTTCCCTATCATCACTACACTTTCATCACGCAAAATCTATGTAGGTCTAGTGACTTGCCCCGCGCTGGAGAATGGGCTGTCGGAACACCTTGAAATACTCCCTATGCTGAGCGGCTATCGTGATAAAGATGACCTCACGATAAGTATCACGACTAACTACCATCAGCATTATCTTGAAAGTGGTGTCATTAGTGGAATGTCGCACCTGAACATTCAGGATTTCCGTGTGCTGATTCCAAAAGATGAAATTGAAACTATCTCGTTCTTTGATACTGAAACGTACAACAAATTTAAAGAGGATGAAGCGCGAGACAGAAAAGACTGCCGCAAGTTGGGTGGCAAAAAGTCATCACCTCGCATGCGAAGGACTACAGACGATGCGGAACAAGGTAGTGCATGACTACACTGCATGAATTCGCACGATCGTTTGAGGATCGTTTTTGATGAGGCCCGCCAGAACTGGCGGGCTTTTTCTTATGTCATGCAGGTGCATGAAAACCACTACATAAAGCGGGCAGGCGTGGCGGGGATACGAGCGCGCGCTGTGGGGTGAAATGGTTAAAATTTGGGGGGACACCCGCAGTTTGGTAGCGTCGATCGAAGGGCGGTACAAAACAAAAAAGCGCCTCGCAGAATGCTGCTGAGACGCTGTAAGGGGGGAATTAATCGGGGAGCTAGTCTCCTTTCTGCTCCAGTATGTATGGCTGCCAGCGGATCACCTCGTCGCCAAGCCAAGCGTTTAGTTCTTCCAAACGACGTTGTAAGGGCATCAGTTCATTGCGAACAAAGACATGGCTCGCTTTCTCCACATCCCCAAATCCGCCCGCATTACTCGGCATTATCCCCATCATTTGCGGCGGCACGCGATGCGCAGCCATCATGTCATCGCGGCTGACGTTCTTGATATTCAAAAACTCATCTTTCGCGGCCACCTCGGACAGCGGGATGATCTGAATGCCGTCCTTTTTGCCGTTCGGCGAGTACATAAACAGGTTGCGGAAATTGCCCGGTCCCTTGGCGCTTTTCATCGCCTGGCGGATGTTGTTCACGTCCTCCTGATTCTGCGCCGCATCGGTCATATACATGATGAATCCCGCGTGACTGCCGTTGAGGTAATACTTGCGACGGAACAGCGTGGCCGACTCGTTCAGTAGCGTCGACGGGATGGCGGACAGGTATTCCGGCAGGCCGTAGACTTCCTGATTTAAATCCGGCTCCATCAGGTGAAAAATGCTGCCCTGGGTAAATTCGTAAGGCTCCGTCGTCAGGCCGTACTGCACAAACCAGTAGGTATCGAGATCAACGCCGCGCCGGGTGTATTTTGCAGCGCTGGCTCCAGTGATAGCACGCCGCCGAGCCGGTTGGTGCGCTTCTCCAGATAGGCATTGCCGAACACCAGATAGTCCAGCACGAAACGGCTGAACGCCTGCTGACTGAGCAGCGGGTGCGGAATAAACGTGCTGGTCAGGATGTTACGCTTCACATTGATCGGCGAGCTGTGATGCACGGCGGCGCGGAACGTGCGCGCCAGCCCGTCGAAACTCACCGGCGGTTCATACCAGCGATCCACCTGTACGCATTCCACGTAGTCGAGCAGTTCGCGACGGTCCAGCACCGGCACCGGATCGCCGAAAGTGAAGGCTTCCGCCGCCGCGCCGTTGGTCATCGGTTGCTGCGGCGCATGCGCGCGGTTCTTACGTTTGCCCATTAAAAAATCTCCACAATGTTGCTGGTATTGGCGGCTTCGCCCTGCAGCGGTTCGTTAAATAGTGCGTGCATCGTCGCCCAGGCCAGATCGGCGTGGCTGGCTTCTTCGCTGCGGCTGGCCTCATAGGTGGGACGGTTGCCGCTGGCTGTGGTGGCGCGGCGAATGGCCATGAACGACTGCGCGATGTTGGTGTGACCGGCGTCGAACTCCAAGCGGCGATGGCTGATAATGTCGTAAGCCTTAAGCACCAGGGCGTTTTTGACGTTGGGGTTGTAGACGAACTCCCGGACGGCGGGAAAGAACGCTTTCACGTTCTCATACACGCCGTGACCGACGCCGGTCGAGTCGATGCCGATATAAGTCACGTTGTATTGCTGGGTCAGTTTCTGGATGGCCTCAGCCTGGGCGCGGAAGTCCATCCCGCGCCACTGGTGACGTTCCAGAATACGGAACTTGCCGCCCGGTACGGTCGGCGGTGCTACCACGACGCACCCGGCACTGTCGCCGTGCTGTGTGCCTTTCGCCGGGTCATATCCGATCCACACTTCGCGCCAGCCGAACGGCCGCAGCGCCAAAGCCTGAAAGTCGGCCCACACTTCCCAGCTGTCCACCATGCACGCCTGCAACTCGCTGAGCGGGAACACCGACGCCAAATCGTCGATGAATTCGCACATCAGCAGGTTCTGGTATTCGTCCGGGCTGTACTCCCTGCGCAACTGGTCGAGGTCGAACAGGTTACAGCCGCCGCGCACCGCGTCTTCTACCGTGACGATCTGCCGATATTGCCCGTCAGGACACAACAGGCCGGGGGACAGATTGCCGTGGGTCAGGTCAATGTCTACCTTGTCCGCTTTGGCGCGGCCCCGGTTGAACAGCGCGCCGGACCAGAACGGATAGGCGCTGTGGGTCAGGCTGGACGGCGTCGAGAAGTAGGTCTGACGCCATTTTTATGGATGGCCATCCCAGACGCGACTTTGCGCAGTTCCTGAAATTTGGGGATCCAGAAATATTCGTCCAGATACAGGTTGCCGTGATAGCTCTGCGCCGTGCGGGCATTGGTGCCGAGGAAGTAAAGGCACGCGCCGTTGTTCAGCGTCATCGGGTCGCCTTTCAGCTCCACGTCGACCTCTTTGGCGAAGTCGATGATGTACTGCTTGAAGACGTGCGCCTGCGCCTTGCTGGCCGACAGGAATATCTGGTTACGCCCGGTGGTGAGCGCATCAATCAGCGCCTCGCGGGCAAAGAAAAAGGTCGCCCCAATCTGGCGCGATTTGAGCAGGTTACGGATGCGGTGACGGTTGCCGGCCTCATACCAGTGGCGCTGATAGGCAAACAGCGAGTCGTGAAAAATCGCTTGCAGCTTGTCGAGTTGCTCGTCGGTGAAAACGTTTTTTTCCGGTGCCCGACGCGGGCCTTTGTTGCGGTTGGCGACGTTCGGGTTCAGGTCGGCTTCGTTGCCGCCGTGAGTGAATTTGCCGATGCGGGCGTGCCGCTCAGACTGGCGCGCCAACAGGTCGATTTCTTTGAAGTCCTTCCCTTCTTTTTGCTCCTTCATGATGAGCTGGCAGTAACGCGCGGCGGTGGTGAGCTGCATCTGATCCAGCGGCCCATATTCTCCCCACTTGTCGCGCTTCTTCCAGCTGTGAACGGTTGCGGGTTTCTCTCCCAGCATTTCAGCAATGCGGGCGACACGGTATCCCTGAAAGTAAAGCAGCATGGCCTGCCGACGGGGATCGAGATCTGCGGGGGTCAGTGTTGAGTTCATGGCACAAGCCTACGGTCTTGATCACTGGCTTTCCCTGACGGCCGCTTGTGCCGTTAACCGCACAAGGTGCGCGCGTTGTCTCGCTCCCCCCATCACCGCAACCATAAGGCTCCAGACAGTTTTTTTAACGGAGCATGGCTCATGACAGTGAAAGCAAAGCGTTTTCGCATCGCGGTGGAAGGCGCCACGACCGATGGGCGGGTGATCTCGCGCGCCTGGATTTCGCAGATGGCGAAGAACTACGACCCGACCCTGTACGGTGCGCGCATCAACATGGAGCACATTCGCGGGTATGCCGCCGACAGTGCGTTTCGCCGGTTCGGCGACGTGGCCAAAGTGGAAGCCGAAGAGATTGGCGACGGTCCGCTAAAAGGCAAGTTGGCGTTGTATGGCTATATCGACCCGACCGATGAGCTGATCGCCATGACCCAGGCGCGGCAGAAAATTTATACCTCGATTGAAGTGAACCCGGAATTTGCGGATACCGGCGAAGCCTATCTGGTCGGCCTGGCCGTGACCGACGATCCGGCCAGCCTCGGCACCGAAATGCTGACGTTCAGCGCCAGCGCGGCGCATAACCCGCTGGCGAACCGCAAGCAGCATCCCGGCAACCTGTTTACCGCCGCAGAAGAAACGGTGATCGAGCTGGAAGAAATTCCCGACGACAAACCTTCCCTGTTTACCCGCGTCACCGCGCTGTTCACTAAAAAAGCGGAGTCCGACGACGCCCGTTTCTCTGACGTGCATAACGCCGTGGAGCTGGTCGCCACGGAGCAACAGCACCTGAGCGATCGCACCGACCAGGCCCTGACCGAACAGGCCGACCGTCTCGCCGTGCTGGAATCTTCCCTGCAAGCGCAGCAGGCCGCGTTTGCGGCACTGGAGCAAACGCTGAGCCGCGAAGACAGCCGCCAAGATGTTCGCCCCAAAACACCGGGCAGCACGGGCGCCGGCGAAGCGCTGACCGACTGCTGATAAGGCCGGCGCGCCTTTCCCTTTTACGAATCGAGAAGACAATCAGATGAAAAAAGAAACCAAATTCAAGTTCAACGCCTTCCTGACGCAGCTGGCAAAAATCAACGACGTCAGCCTGTCGGACCTGAACAGCAAGTTCACCGTCGAACCGTCGGTCACGCAGACGCTGGAGTCCAAAATTCAGGAATCCTCCGCCTTTTTGACGGAAATCAACGTAGTGCCGGTCGACGAGCAAAGCGGCGAACGTCTGGGGCTGGGGATTGGCAGCACCATCGCCGGCACCACCGATACCAGCACCAAAGAGCGTGAGCCGACCGACCCGACCTACATCGACGGTGATGGCTACAAATGCACACAGACCAACTTCGATACGGCGCTGCCTTACCCGAAACTGGATATGTGGGCGAAGTTCCAGGACTTTCAGGTGCGCATCCGCGACGCCATCGTGAAGCGTCAGGCGCTGGACCGCATCATGATCGGCTTCAACGGCGTGAAGCGTGAAAAAACCTCAAACCGGTTGCAAAACCCGCTGCTGCAGGACGTGAATATCGGCTGGCTGGAAAAAATCCGTCAGGAAAAACCCTCGCAGGTGATGAGTCAGGTGATTGCCGAAGATGGCACGGTGATTGGCGAGAAGATCACCATCGGCAAAGGCGGCGTGTTCCACAACCTCGACGCGATGGTGATGGCGGCCGTCAGCGAGAAAATTGCCGTGCAGTATCAGGACGACACCGAACTGGTGGTGATCTGCGGTCGCGAGCTGCTGGCCGACAAATATTTCCCTTTGGTCAATCAGGACCAGCCCAACAGCGAGAAAATCGCCGCCGACCTGATTATCAGTTCGAAGCGCATCGGCAATCTGCCCGCCGTACGTGCGCCTTTCTTCCCCGCCAACGCGCTGCTGATCACCCGTCTGGATAACCTGTCGATCTACTGGCAGGAAGATACCCGCCGCCGGGCGGTCATTGACAATCCGAAGCGCGATCGCGTGGAGAACTTCGAATCCGTCAATGAAGCGTATGTGGTTGAGGACTACGACTGCACCTGCCTGATCGAAAACATTGAGTTACTGGCTGCCGCTGATGCCGACCCCCATGAAGCGCTGAGCGATGCCGAGATTGAACGCATCGCGACGGTGGCGGCCAGCGTGGTCAAGTCCATGAATGCAGAGCCGGAAACTGTCGCAGCGGAAACACCCATCGCGGGCAGCAGTGAAAGCGGAGCGTGATCCGTGACGAATCCCTTTCGTACCCATACCCGTTTTATCCAGGCAAAGGAGGCCGCCCGACAGGGCGGCAGTGTTGGCCACGCGACCGGCTATGACCTGATGCTGCCGCAACTGGCGGAAGATCGCCGCCGCCTGAAAGGCGTCCAGTCCACGGTCAAAAAGGCCGAACTCAAGGTCGAGCTGCTGCCGAAGTACGCCGCCTGGGCCGAGGGCGTACTGACGGCCGGCGGCACGCAGCAGGATGACGTGTTGATGTTCGTGATGCTGTGGCGCATTGACGCCGGGGACTATGCCGGCGCGCTCGCCATCGGGCGTCACGCGCTGCGCCACGGCTGGGTGATGCCGATCGGCAACCGGAACGTGCAAACCGTGCTGGTCGAGGAGATCGCCGACGCGGCGCAACACGCCCTGGTCGCCTCGGCCGCTTTCGACGCCGACCTGCTGCTGCAAACGCTGGACCTGACGGACGGGCTGGATATGCCGGACCAGTCGCGGGCGCGATTGCACAAAGCCCTCGGCGGCGTGCTGAGCGACAGCCATCCGGCCGCGGCCCTCAATCACCTCACCCATGCGCTGCAACTCGATCCCCGCTGCGGCGTGAAAAAAGACAAACAGCAGTTGGAGCGCAAACTGCGCAACGACCGCTAACGGAACGTGCCCCGCGCACGGGCGGCACGGGGTGGCGACAGGCAGCGCCGCATCAAAACCCCGTTCACCGCCCCCTTATTCAGGAGAAAGCCGCATGAAGTTTGTTGCGCCCGAACCGGCGCCGGAACAGGCGGAGACCATCGAAAACACGCCGTTCTGGCCGGACGTGGATCTGTCGGCATTTCGCAGCGTGATGCGCATCGACGGCACCATGACGCCGCCGCGTCTAAAGCAGGTGGTGCTCACCGCCATGTCGGAGGTCAACGCGGAACTGTTCGACTTCCGCCAACGCCAGCAAAGGCAGGGGTATCTCACGTTGGCCGCCGTGCCAGCCGAGGTGCTGGACGGCAACAGCGTGCGCCTACAGCACTACCAGAACGCCGTGTTTTGCTGGGCGCGCGCCGTGCTGAATGAACGTTATCAGGACTACGACGCCACGGCGTCCGGCGTCAAGCGCGGCGAGGAACTGGCGGAAGCCAGCGGCGAGCTGTGGCGCGATGCGCGCTGGGCGATCAGCCGGGTGCAGGATGCGCCGCACTGCACGGTCGAGCTGATCTGATGAAAGTGCATGCGCAGCAGTATGACACGGTCGACGCCCTGTGCTGGCGCTACTACGGGCGCACGCAAGGCATGACCGAGCAGGTGTTGAACGCTAATCCGGGGCTGGCTGAGCACGGCCCCTTTTTACCTCACGGCCTGTGGGTGGAGCTTCCCGACGTGGTGTCGGCGCCCGTTCAGCAGACCGTACGACTCTGGGACTGAATCATGAATGAACCTGAAAAAAACATTTTGTCGCTGTTCATCATCGGCGTGTTGATCGCCTGCGGCAAAGTGCTGGCCGGCGGCGAACCGGTCACCCTGCGCCTGTTTGTCGGCCGCGTGTTGCTGGGCGGCTTCGTCTCCATGATCGCGGGCGTGGCGCTGGTGCAGTTTCCCGACCTGTCACCGGTCGCCATCAACGGCATCGGCGCGGCGCTGGGGATCGCCGGTTATCAAACCGTAGAGCTGATTATCCAGCGGCGCGCCAAGCGCTGGAGCGACGGCAATCCCTCCGGCAACGGCCCGGCGGAATAATCCATCAAGGAGCATCAGCCATGACAGCGACAGACATCTTTAATGCCATCCTCTCCCGCGAAGGGGGCTATGTCGATCACCCGGCGGACAAGGGCGGCCCGACGCACTGGGGCGTGACCGAAGCGGTGGCACGAGCGCACGGGTATCAGGGCGAGATGCGCGCCCTGACGCGCGACGCGGCGCTGGCGATCTACGAGGCGGATTACTGGTACGGCCCGCGCTATGACCAGGTGGCGGAGGTGTCGCCCGCTATCGCCGCGGAGCTGTGCGATACCGGCATCAACATGGGGCCGGGCGTATCAACGCGCTGGCTCCAGCGCTGGCTGACGGCGTTGAACGACGGCGGCCGCCTTTACCCGGACCTGCAGCCGGACGGCAATATCGGCCCGCGGACCCTCACCGCCTTACGTCAGTATCTGGATGCGCGCGGGGCCGACGGTCATCGCGTCTTGCTGCGCGCGCTGAACTGCAGCCAGGGCGCCCGCTATCTGGAGCTGGCCGAGCAGCGCGCCGCCAACGAGGCGTTTTTGTATGGCTGGGTGCGCGAGCGGGTCACGCTATGACGGCGTTCTCCTGGCTACTGTCCCACTGGCGCGCCGTCGTCCTCGGTCTGCTGGCCGTGGCGCTGGGGATGCAGTCCTGGCGACTGCACCACATACAGATGATTGCCGATCGGCAGTCGATGACGCTGACGGTACAACGCGCGGCGCTGGATGAACGCGAGCGCCAGCTGCGGGAATTAAACGCGCTGGCCGAACGTAACGACAAAGCACAGGCCCGGCTGCGCGCGCTGGCCGCTGATACCCAGACGGCGCTGGCCGCCCGACAAAAAACCATAGCGAGGTTAACCCGTGAAAATGAAGAGGTGCGGCGCTGGGCTGATGCTCGGCTGCCTGCTGATGTTGTCCGGCTGCGCCAGCGTCCCGCCCTCGCCGGCGGTCACGCTTACCGTCAATGGCTGTCCCAGGCTGACGCCCTGCCGGTTTCCGGCGGCCAGCCCGCAGACTAACGGCGATCTGAATAACCAACTGGACGCCACCGAAGCCGCGCTGGCCCTGTGCGCGGATCAGGTGGATATCATCCTTGCCTGTCAGGAGTCCTTCGATGCAAAAACCGCCCTCGCTGCGCCGCGCCCTGACTGAGGCGGTGCCGGCCATCAGTGCTAACCCTGAGTGCCTGCACCTGTTCGTCGACAACGGCGCGGTGATCGGCACGCTGGCGCCGTCGCTCTCCTGGGAGTATCGCTACACGCTGAATATGGTCATTACCGATTTTGCCGGCGACCAGAATCTGCTGATGGCGCCTATCCTGCACTGGCTGCGGGAGCATCAGCCGGATGCGCTGGCCTCCCCGGACAGTCGCGACCCGGCGTTGAGCTTCGAGGTCGATATCCTCAATCACCAAAGCTGCGATCTCAGTATCAACCTGAAACTGACGGAACGGGTGCTGATCAGCGAACGGGATGGTGCCCAGATGGTGGCCGCTATCCCAGAGCCGGCACCGTTCGAAGAATGCTGGACGGTGCCGCATGGCTGACACGCAGCGTCTGGACGAATGGCTGACGGCGCTGTTGACCCGGCTGTCGGCCGGCGAACGTAAAACGCTGATGCGTGAGGTGGCGCGTACGCTGCGCCAACAGCAACAGGCCCGCATCCGCCTGCAAAAAAATCCCGACGGCACCGCCTACGCGCCGCGACGCGCGACGTCACGCCACAAACCGGGCGGATCCGCCGTCAGATGTTCAGCAAGCTGCGCACGGCCAAATACCTGAAAGCCACCGCCTCGGCCGATGTGGCCGGTGTGGAATTTACCGGCGCGGTGCAGCGCATTGCCCGCGTGCATCACTATGGCCTGCGGGATCGGGTCCGACCGGGCGGCGCGGTGGTCCAGTACGAACAACGGCAGTTGCTGGGGCTGGAGGAACAGCAGACCCGGCTCATCGCCGATAAGATAGTCGCCCACCTTGGCCGCTAAATTGTCTCTTGCACCGCACAATGGCCGACCGGTGAGGGATCGCGGTATTGCTGGCAGGCTGTCCTCATGAATGAACAACTCACTGAAATCATGCGCCTGCTGCTGAACATCGTGCGCACCGGCGTTATCACGGACGTGGATAACACGCGCTGGCTGTGTCGGGTTCAAACCGGCAACCTGCAAACCGGCTGGCTCAACTGGCTGACCACGCGCGCCGGCACGGCCCGCACCTGGTGGAAACCGTCGCCGGGCGAACAGGTATTGCTGCTGAGTCTCGGCGGCGAACTCACCACGGCCTTTGTGTTGCCAGCCATCTTCTCCTCGGAAAACCCGCCGCCATCGACCTCGGATGAGGCGCTGGTGACGCTGTTTCCCGACGGCGGCCACTTCGAATACGAGCCGGAAAACGGTCGCCTGCTGATCCGCGGCATTAAAAGCGTGGCGATTGAGGCGGCCGATAGCATCGCGTTGACCACCGGACAGCTGACCATTGACGCGGGCCAGACCACCATCAACGGCCCCGTTACGCACTCCGGCGGCGCGATGAGTTCTAACGGCGTGGTGGTTCACACCCACGTTCATAGCGGAGTACTGCCCGGCCCCGGCCCCACCGGAGGACCGATGTAATGCGGTATCTCGGCATGGCACAACGCACCGGCCAGCGGGTCACGGACAGCGATCATTTGCGCCAGTCGATGCGCGATATTCTGATGACGCCCATCGGCTCCCGGCTGGCCCGACGCGAATACGGCTCGCTGCTGTCGGCGCTGATCGACCAGCCCCAAAATAACGCGACGCGCCTGCAGGTGATGTCCGCCATCTACACCGCGCTGAACCGCTGGGAGCCGCGCGTCCGTTTGAGTGCCGTCCAGTTGCACACCGGCTTTGACGGGAGTCTGGCAGTCGAGCTGACCGGTGAACTGACTGACGGCCAGTCGCTGAGCCTGTCCATTCCGGTAGGGAGTAACGCATGAGCCTGATTGACCTGTCCCAACTGCCGGCCCCGGCTATCGTCGAAGTACCCGACTTTGACACCGTGTTTAACGCGCGCAAAGCAGCCTTACTGGCGCTGTATCCCGAGGATGAACAGGCGGCGGTCGCCGCGACGCTGGCGCTGGAATCGGAGCCGATGGTGAAGCTGCTGCAGGAAAACGCCTACCGGGAGATCCTACTGCTGCAACGCATCAACGAAACCGCCAAAGCCTGCATGGTGGCCTATGCGCTGGGCAGCGATCTGGACCAGTTGGCCGCCAACGTCAACGTGCAGCGCCTGACCGTGACGCCGGCGGATACGTCATCCATCCCGCCCGTCGACGCCGTGATGGAAAGCGACGACGACCTGCGCCAGCGGATCCCCGCCGCATTCGAGGGGCTGAGCGTAGCCGGACCGACCGGCGCCTATGAGTTTCATGCGCTGAGCGCCGACGGGCGCGTCTCCGATGCCAGCGCCATCAGTCCAGCCCCGGCGGCGGTGACCGTCACTGTGTTATCACGCGAAGGAGACGGCACCGCCTCGGACGACCTGCTGGCCGTCGTCAGTCAGGCGTTGAACGATGAGGCGGTGCGCCCGGTGGCCGATCGGGTCACGGTGCAAACGGCCACGATTATCGCTTACGCGGTGGAGGCCCGGCTCTATCTCTATCCGGGACCGGAGGCCGAACCCGTTCGTGCCGCAGCGCAGACGCGACTGCAAAGTTACATCACCGCCCAGCGCCGGCTGGGCCGAGATATCCGGCTTTCCGCGCTGTATGCCGCCCTGCATGTGGAGGGCGTGCAGCGGGTGGAACTGCTGTCGCCGACGGCCGACGTGGTGCTGGACAGCACCCAGGCCGCCTACTGCACCGGCTGGCAGGTGTTAACCGGAGGCAGCGATGAATAACAGCCTGCTGCCGCCCGGATCGTCCATGCTGGAGCGCCGACTTGCTAAGGCGTGCGGCGATATCAGCGCGTTGTCGGTCCCTGTCCGCCAACTGTGGAACCCGGACGCCTGCCCGGCGTCGTTCCTGCCTTATCTCGCCTGGCTTTTTCGGTCGATCGCTGGGATGAGCAATGGCCGGAGACGGTGAAACGCCAGGTGATCAAAGACGCCTACTTTGTGCATCGGCACAAGGGAACGCTCGGCGCGCTGCGGCGCGTCGTGGAACCCTTCGGTTATCTGATCCGTATCGACGAGTGGTGGCAAACGGGCGGCCAGCCCGGCACGTTCCGGCTCGATATCGGCGTGCAGGAGCAAGGGATCAGCGAGGAGACCTACACCGAACTGGAGCGGTTGATTGCCGGTGCCAGACCATGCAGTCGGCACCTGACAGGACTGTCTATCACCCTCGACGCCTACGGCGCTTTACCGGTAGCCGCCGCCTGCTACAGCGGCGACGAGCTGACCGTTTACCCCTATACCCCTGAAACTATCACCGTGAGCGGGCCAGGCTATACCGCCGCAGCGGTGCAACTCATTGACCTAATGGAAGTGCGCGTATGACGACAAAATACTTTGCCCTGCTGACCCATCAGGGCGCGGCCCGGCTGGCGAACGCCGCCGCCCTGGGCAATCAGGTGCCGATCACCCAGATGGCCGTCGGCGATGGCGGCGGCACGCTGCCGACACCCGACCCGGCGCAGACCACGCTTATCGGCGAAAAACGGCGGGCGGCGTTGAACGCGCTAACTATTGATGCGGCCAACAGCAGCCAGATTATCGCCGAGCAGATCATCCCCGAAAACGAGGGCGGATTCTGGATCCGCGAGATTGGCCTGTTCGACGCCGACGGGGTGATGATTGCCGTCGCCAACTGCGCGGAAACCTACAAGCCACAGTTGCAGGAAGGCAGCGGCCGCACCCAGACCGTGCGCATGATCCTCATCGTCAACAGCACCGACGCCGTGACGCTGAAAATCGACCCGTCGGTGGTGCTGGCGACGCGTCAGTACGTGGACGATAAGGCGATTGAGGTGAAGGGCTATGCGGATAGCCTGCTGGCCGCGCATTTGGCCGCCACGCATCCCCACCCGCAGTACCTTAAAACTGCCGATATCGATCGCTACCTTCCAGTCGGCGTTCCGCAGCCGTGGCCGCAGGCAACCCCGCCCCAGGGCTGGCTGAAATGCAATGGCGCGCCCTTTGATAAGGCGGAATATCCGACGCTGGCCATGGCGTACCCTTCCGGCAATTTGCCTGATTTACGCGGCGAGTTTATCCGTGGCTGGGATGATGGCAGGGGTCTCGACAGCGGTCGT